CGTCAGGGTTCTTCCCCCCGTGTTCTTTTGCGTAGAGCATCTTCTCCAGAAATGCTTGATTTTCTTGTCCTTTTTTGTAGATTGCGGTCTGACCACCAAGTAATAGTCCTGCTGGTAATGCAACGGCAGCAGTTACACCAGCAGTTGCAGCAGCACTTGTGCCTGCAACAGTTACAGCAGTTTGGGTAGCGGCTGTTCGTGCAGCATTTGTTGCTGCTGTTGTAGCAGCTTTCTTGGCAGCTTCTTTTGTTGCTTGTTTAGTTACCTCTGTTGTGGCAGGTGATATTCCTGCTTTAAGGTTCGTTAAAAACTTCTTAAGCTTCATAGCACCTACAGCGGTGACTACTCCAGAGCCAACTTTCATAACTGTATCTGTGAGACCGCCGCCAGATTTTGATGCATTAAAAGTCTGTAAAGCAGAGTTTAACTGCACAACTAAACTAGGAGTTTTTTCTAATGCGTTATTTAATACTACTAATGCCTCAGCAGCTTTTTCTGCTCCCTTTAAGATGTCTTTTTCAGTTTTTTCAACTAATTTTGTTTCAGAACTTTGTACTTTAAGGAAAGCATTTAAAGGGCTGTCTGAAGTGTCTACTGAAGCTAAATTAGGGTCTTTACCTGTTACAGCTAGTCCCATTTCCGCTTTTACTTTAGTTAAAACGTCACCTGTAATACCCATAGTGCCAAGTTGATAGTCAAGGTTCATACCCATTGAGTCTTTAGCAAATTGTTCTGCACCAATTTTGCTTATGTCTTGTCCTGGGTAGAAAACACGTTGCAAAATGTCTTTAGATATATCTCCAGATTTACGGAGATTTCCTTGGTCGTCATACTGACGGATACCGTACTGGTAGAGCTGAGCTCCCATACTTCCAGTAGACATTGCTCCAACAGCAGCAGCGGCATTGGCATTGTCCATACCTAAAGCTTTAGCTGCAGCGCTAACATCTCCAAGACCTTGCCTCATATTTTTGCTACCAGGCATAAAGCTAAAGCTGGTTAAAGCAGAAAACGCTTCTGCATCACCCATGTCACTTGTAATACCGCCGCGCATGGCGCTAAAGGTAGCTTTTTGATTTGCTACTCTGTTTGTTCCGCCAAACATAGCTGAAGCACCGTAATAAATGCCAGCTCTTTGAGCAACCTGCCCAGTATTTGGGAGCATCCCCATAAGGCCAGTGACTAATCCAGTAGTAGCTCCTACAACACCTGCTGCTGCACTAAATTTAGCTTGGCGTATACCCATATCTAAATACTGGGATTGTATTCTTTCAGCTGTTTTGTCATGCTGTGCTTGCTGTGCATTTGAACCTGGTTTTGCAGCAGCCATTGGCGTTTGGCTTGAAAACTTTGGCGCACCATTTACAGGTGTTTTGGCAAATACAGGCGTTCCTTGACCATTACCAAACTGACCACTTTTGGACAGAACCGCATTGACGTCTCCAAATGCTGATGGTCCAAGTCCTTTAATCTTTTTTAAGACGTCATAGACACCAGAGAGTTCCTTTTTAAGGGAGGTGACAGAGGAGGTAAGTGTTTTTACATTACCCATAAAGTTAAATGCCACTACTTGTCCTTTCTGACCTCGCCTTGGCTAGTTCTAGCCAATTTTTTCTCTCTCTTACTGACATATCTTTAATGTCAGACAATGTCCATCCTTCGTGAATGTCACTTAGTACTGCCCATTGTGAGAACAGCTCTAAGTACGACGTGTAACTACAAGCGAAACAAGGTTCCCAAATTAATGGAGACCGTTACCTCACCTTCACACTCAGGGCAAGTAACTGAGATGTCATCAAACTGAGGGCCAGGGACCCGCTTGTTAATTTCTTTTACAATGTTTTTTCTGTCTACCATCCCAAGGTTTTGCACCTGTAATGGGCTGTAAACAGGGTTGTCGTTAATCTTTAATACGCAGTGTTCAAGCAAAACTGTAGTTTGTTCTGCTTCTGTTTTGTCAACATTTTTAATTAGTGCCTTTTGTGTAGCACCGTCAGGCAAAGATACTGTAAAAGTGTCTTTCTTTCCCTTGACAATAAACACACGGTCGTTCATTGGGTCTGTCAGAACCTTTGTTTTGATGTCTTCATTTAAATCAACTGTTACTACCTTGTAATCTTCGCACTTTGCGCAGTATGACGGTATTTCAATGTCTACTCCAAAAGTTGACTTGATAATTCCAAGAAGAAGAGCGTCTAAATCTCCCGCTAGCAATCCATCTAAAACAGACTCTTCAGACTTGATATGTCCAATGGAGACTGTTCCTCGTTGGATAATTGTTACAAGAGCTTTTCCAACACTAGATGCTTTAGAGATTGCTTCTTCATCTCTGCCGTTTAGCTCTCGTACTTCTGCGGTACGGAGGAGCTCCCCAGCGGGTGTTATGTACCCGCCAGGAAGTTCCACCGTAGTATCCACAGGAGATTTGATTTCAGGATTGAAATCATCTTCAATCCGTTCGTTAATGACTTGGTTTAGGAGATTGTTAGCCATTGCGGGATTAGCCGCTGCATTGATTGTTTTCGTTGTCATTTTATTCCTTTGTTAGATTGGGGTAATTACACGGCGACTACTGCAGCCTGACCGCCGCTGCCGACTTGTTGTGTTGCAGCAGCAGTACCAGCAGCACCAAACTCAGTTGGTGCACTTGCGTCAAGTTTAGTTGCAAAGTTGACGTCAAAACCTTCGTGTACGAGTGTCATCTGTTCTACGAACAGAGCGTTATCTCCTGCATTTAGGTCTGAGTAAGCAACTGATGTAGGCCAGCAGTTATACACCTTAAAGCGCATAGCTACGTGGTCTGTTGGAGGTGTGTTGTCTCCAGCACCTTCTGTTCCAACGCCTGGGATTGGATGAGACAAAACAGCGATTTCCAAGTCACAGCGGAAGTTCTCTGCAACTCCACGTGAGCCTGCACCACCTTGAACTGTGGCAAACATTTCTCGCATCCAGTTCCAGCTTTTAGCGGTTCCAAGAATCATTCCACGTTGTAGAGTGATAGGAGCAAAGGTTGTTTGCCCTGGAATTTGGTGAACAGTGGTGTTGTATCCACCTTCACGGTAAGGAATAGAGTCTGTTGTTACAGCCATTCCTGATACGGATGTAAAACCCATAACAGCAGTTGATTCAGCCAACGCTTTAGTCGCTGTGCTTGCGCCAGTCTGTGCTTTAAACGTAACCAAAAACCTAAAGTTACGGATTGGGTCTGTCAATAGGCTTGAGCGATTGTTAACTATGGTAGCCATAATTTATTATCTCCTTGGTTAGTTCAGCGTTTTTTGGCTGAGGTCAATGACGATGAATTCTGCAGGGTACTGCAGCGCAACGCCAACTTCAATGTGGACTTCACCTTGAGCGATTAGGTTTGCAGGGTTGTTTTCTGCATCGCACTTGATGAAGTATGCTTGTGTAGGTCCTCCACGAAGACCTCCTTGATTGCGGTACTCGTTAAGGAATGAATCAATCACACCATTAATTTGTGACCATAGGCGCTCATCGTTGTTTTCAAAGATTGCAAACTCAGTAAGAGCCTTTAGACGTGCCTTGATGTAAATCAAAGAACGACGCATGTTGATGTAGCGGTTTGCAGTCCCATCTTGTAGCAGAGTGCGAGCACCCATAACTACAATTCCTGCGCCAGGAATCTGGCGAAGAGGGTTTACTGGTGCAACTGAACCTGTATTTGCTGTTGGCAAACCAACGTTCAGTCTGTCTAGTTCAGCTGTTGTGAATACTCGCTCTAGAGCAACCATTCCCGCAACTGGGCTTCGTAGACCAGCAGGTGCTTTAAACACACCAATGCTTGCATCTGTTGAAAGGTACTTTCCTACAATTGCTCCGGAAGGACCTACCAGACGAAGTGCGCCGTTTCCACGACCAACTGGGTCTGAAATGTAAGCGTGTGGGTAGTACATAGCAGTTGAACTTCTACCACTGAGTGCTTGAGCTACAGCAATTGCAGCGTCTACAGTTAGACCAGCAGCTGTTTCTGCAACGTAGAAACCATTGTTAGCTTCAGCCCAGGATGAGGCTGCTGCTGTAACGGTTGCAGTAGATGTTGGTACTACAGCATAAATGTTTGGAGTAAAGATAACGAGAGGACGATTTATAGAGTTGAACTCGTTCCAAACAGAGGTTGATGTTGCAGCATAAGATGTGTAATCAGTTGCAGCAACAGTTGCTCCATCTCCACCGTTGACTGGTGAACCACTGACGGTAAGTGGGTAAACTCCTGAAGCAGGAACACCCGCAGCATTGTTGCTGATAGTGATGTACCCAGAAGTAGTATTAATTACAGTGTTTGCGTAATCTGAGCTGGTTGAAAATGTTGGGTCAAAGACAATATTTTCATAACGCTCAAGTAGGTAATCGTTTGCAGTGTTTGAACTTGTTCCTGCAACAGTTTCCTTGGTAAGAGTTAATGTGTAAGTACCAGAAACAGTTCCAGCGGAAATTTCTATACGAAGGTTAGTTCCATCTGAACCACGGTTCTTAGCTGTAGCAGTAAATACAGCTACTGAACCAGCAGTAGATACTGTTACGGCAGCACTAGAAGCGTTTGATGCAAGAATACGCTTTACGTATAACTCACGACCACCATTAGCAAAGAATTGAGCAACTCCAAAAGAAGATGGATATGCGGCGTTGTATCCTCCGAAATACTTGGTAAATTCATACCAAGAGTTAACAAGAGTTACGGTTTCTGGACCTTGAGCAAATGGTGCAGCGATTGCACCTGCAGCGTTAGCTGCAGCTCCAGCCCCAATTGGTGCGGGTAGTAGGCGCTCACTAATGTAAACACCTGGACGGCTATAAGCCATTGTTTTCTCCTAACTAGTTGGGTAGGGGTTCCATGTTGTTACGGATTAGTCCACGAATCAACGGCAGTAAATGGGTATGAAGTTTGTCCTTGAACAAAGTCACCCATTGTGCCAGTACCAATAATTTGCAACGTTTTGTACACTTGTGTATAGGTTTGTGAGGTAATTTCAGATGAAACTCTCACTGTAAAAGCATTCATAAATAAACGCTTTCCTTGCTCTGTGACATCCCGTTTTGAGACGTCCAAAAGGTCCAAACGACGAACTGTTCCGTCATTTGGTTCCAATACAGCGAACCGCATTGGAATCTTATTAGTCAACATTTGCGCCAAAATTTGACGGTCATGACGTGGTTGACGTGAGTACGTAGTTACTTGGTAATCAATGTTTACTGGAATAGGGTAGTTGATGTACCAGTCGTTCGTGCTTGCACTGTACGTTCCAGTTCCTGAAGGAGAACTAGTTGGGTTTGGCAAGTATTCTGGTTTTACTAGTCCACGATGAGCACGTGCAGGGTCTTCTGCAATGTCAATCATGTCAATTGTGATGTACGGGTATGACTGCTCACGGATTTCTTGGTCAGGTTGCCCAAAATAAACTTTTACACTGCGGGAGGTATTGTCATTGTTTGCTTTTTGGTCAACAACGGTCATACCTAAAAGAAGATTGCGCAAAGCCTCATCCTCAGAGATAAGGAAGGTCATAGCTCGCCTCCCATGTGCTTCAGCATTCTACCTACAAGGAACTCTTCAGCTTCAGAGGTATTGTTAGAAAAACGTCGCATAGCTGCTGTAGGACGGCTATTTTGAGTTCCGTATTCCAAGTCATTAATCTGCTTGGTGTGCTTTTTATTAGCGGAAATTTTAAATTCACCCTCGTGGTAATGGACCTTCATACCCTTAACGATATGGTCAGGCCAGCCAGCTGCGGTAGCTTCATTACGGAGGTGTGAGGAGAGATACTTAGCAGTTTCGTGACTGCTCTTATCTAGCGATGTATGAGCGTGGGTGTCAGCCATTGTGTACCTTTTTTTTGGTAAGGCAAAGCAGCATGGATAAACCCCTTATACAACGCAAGCAGTTGGGACTGCACAGGCCCGCAGCGGGTTACTGATAAACCTATGATAAAGAAGAAAGGCCCCTTTCGGGGCCTAACTACTTACTTCTTTTTTGCCTTTGACTTTTCTTTTTTTTCCTTGGGCTTTTTATCAAACTTCTTGTTTGCTGCAGCAAGGGTCTTCATTCCGTGCTTGTCTTTTGGCCTCATACAGCCACAGGTGGCGCACATTACTTCTTCTTCTTTCGTAGGGCAGCAAAGTCAGAGCCTTCTAGCTTGCCGTCTTTGTCTGCATCAAGCTTCTTTTGTTTACCTTTTAGAGCCGTTTTCTTAGCAGTCTTCTTTGGGCCCTTGCCAAAACCTGGCTCGCCCTTTTTCTTTCCACATCCACATGCTGCACACATTATTTTTTACCAGCCTTCTTTGTAGTAGGTTTTGCGACCTTCTTCTTACCAGAGCCTTCAGGTACGCAGTTTGGAACTTTCTTGCCATTTTTCATTTTCATGCCTACTTGAACATAGCCATCCCAACAAGGTCCTTTAGCCATTTGTCTTATGCCAATCTTTAGTTGCTTTAACGCCTTGCTTAATTGTCTTAGCGCCAGCCTTCTTTGTCAGGTTAATCTTGTCGTAAGTGCCTTTGTCACGGTTGGTATGGTCAACAATGACCTCACCTTTTTTGTTCTTAGAAATCTTATGCGTTTCCCGTGCAGGCTTGCCTGGGACCTTGATAGCCAAAGTTACTGGCTTTTCAACCTTAGCTTGGGTCTTTTTTGCCGCAGCCACAGTTGCCACATTTACATTCTGGTTTCATTCGTCTTCCTCTTCCTCGTCGTCTTCAAAATCAAACTCTTCATCAAACAGGTCTTCATCTAGCTCAGGCTCAAAATCTTCAAAGTCAACATCGTCAAGGATGTCATCTTCAA